TGTCATTCTCTTCTCTTTCTTCTGTTTCACCACACCAATTACATTCTTCATCTACACCTATCTCCATATCAGTTTCTTCGATAGGGCAGTAGTGTTTCCACATTTTACACATTATAGCATACCTTTATAGTTAATGTCAAATTAAAAATCATCTTCACCTGCAGCAGGATCGTCTACTTGTATCATTCTACCTGTATCTTTATTGTAATGTAGATGACAAGCTATTCCTGTTTCTCCTGTATATCTATTTTTTAAGATACGAATAGTTGTTGTATTAGCAATGTTCTCATCCTCTGCTTGTTGGTTTCTTTCTAATGCTATCACTCCATCTGATAAATGGGCAATACTTGCAGACCCACGAAGATGTGATAGAGAAACTTCTTTTCCATCTTCATGTCCTCTATCGCCTGTGGGTCTGCGTAGGTGAGAAACGAGTAATAAACCTATCCCTGTTTCTTCCACCAATGATCTTAGATTTGTCATTAAAATATCAATAGACTTTCTTTCATCACCATTATCTTCTTGTCCTGAAACAAGAATAGATAAGTGATCTAAGAATATCCATTTACAATCTAAAGACTTAGCCATATATCTAACCTTACTTAGTATCTCATCATTACCAATAGATCCAAAGTGGTCAAAGGCAAAGAATCTTTTTGTTCCAATAGTTTTTTGTTCCCAATCTTTTAACTGTTCAGGAGAAAACTTTTCTCTAATTTCTTTAATATATAATCTAGCATCAGCTTCAACTGACATAATATTAAATGCTGTGTTCTTAATGTTTTCTTCTAATGCTAGTATACCTATATTATCTTTTGTACTTTTCATAATGTGGTGCATTAACTCACGCATGATAGAACTCTTACCCATACCTGCACCTGATGTGAATGTAATCAACTCACCAGTACGCATACCATATGTTTTAGTATTCATATTTGTCCAAGGATATAATACAGTTTCACAATAATTTTCTTCATATAAAGCTGAACCAAGTTCTCCAAGATTAGTTATACCTGCAGGAGTATATGGTTGTGCGTTCCAAAACTCATTGGTAAATTGTACTGCCCTTCCCATTTTTAAATATTCATTAGCATCTTTCAAAGCCATCTTCATAATCTTACATTTGTTAGGCTCAAACAGTTGGGCAACTTCTTGTGTTGCTTTCTTGCCTTGTTCATCACTATCAAAACATAACACTACAGTTTCAAATGATTGTAAATATTCTAATACATCTTTACAATTTTGTACTGCACTATGTACACCATTTTTAAGAGATACAGCAGGATATTTCTTACCCATCATCTGATAAACAGACATGGCATCTAACTCTCCTTCTGTTACAGTAATTATTTTACCACCAGATTTAAATAAGTTTTGTCCAAAGAGTAAAGTATCTTTCATATTACCCTCACTCCAAATCTTTTTACCTTCTACTTGTCGTATCTTACTAGCAGTATGGCTACCATCAATATTATAATATTTATAAATATGATGTGTAATAAATCCATTATTCTTTTTTACTAAACTGTCATATCTTTTAACAACATCTTCATCTATTCTTCTATCTGGTATGGCACTTACTTCACCTGTCCAGGATAGATCTTTTTTTTCTGTTATATTCACTACATTTTCTGCTTGCATTTTAAATTCCTTCTCACCTTTAAATCTAGTATTACACGAAAAACAAAAGGCATGACCGTCTGCATGAATATTATAACCCTTACTTGATTTACCACAAGGGCATTTACCTCTACTTATCCATTGTGCCATTATAATTCCTTTTAAGTATTATTATAATTATTATTATAATTATTATTATATATATATATTAATAGATATATTACAGTACTTTTTCTATATTGTCAAGAACTTTTTTAATTAATCTAATTCTCTTAAAGTATTATTATATAATTCAGTAACAAAACTTCTCTTCTCTGCCATAAGTTCTTTGACATCTTCTCGTGCTAATCTCTTTGCTTCATCTTCATCAAAGCCTTCTCTTTTATATTCTCTAAATAATTTTCTGTACTCTGAGCGTTCTTCTCTATCCCACATTTGTCTAGCCATTTTTGTTCTCCTTATAATCCTTAGTTGATTCATACCATGTTGCTACTAAATCTCCGTAGCCTTTCTTATCATAAATATTAACACAAGTTTTCTCTTTATTCATAGCACAAGTAAATCCTAGATGATATATCCAACCTGAATTTGCTTGAATAAATGTTGAGCAATCTTTATAAGGATCATCTATTCCTTTTGGTGGAATCCTTTTACCCATAAATTTTTCTACTTCTTCCCAATATTCAGCATCCATTTCTTCACTCATCTTTATTCTCCTCAATAAAACTAGCATCTGGATTCTCACTATCCCAATGTTCTAAGTTTGCCCAACCTGTCGCAGTACTAAAGGGATGGTTAGGATTGTTAGATGCTTTCTCAAAATGCAAGGCTTCATTTAATTTTTTTATTCTTACATAAGCATTTTGTAATTGACCTTGTAAATCTTTTACATTCTTTCTAAGTAATTCTATCTCTTTATTCTTTGTTATATATGGCATTATCTTTCTCCTATATTATTAATTGTCGTAGTAAACCTGTGGCTACAATCGTTCCACAGACTGCGTTAAGTATTATGATTGACCTATCATGCCACAATACTCCAACAGCTAACCAACCTAAACTTCCTGCCAAGGAAAAGGCTAAATCAAATGGAGCAAAAAGTTCTGCTGACCGAAGCATCAAAGAAATAATAATCAAGATGGTGCTTATCCATTTAATATACCATGATAAATCTTTTTGAGGAAGATGTTTATTCATTAATGTACTCCAACTATTTCTATGTTCTGTAACTCTGCCATCTCTTTTTCAATACCCCATTCTTCTAACTGTTGCCAAGCTGTTTCTTTATCTATAAAAAACATAGGATGAAATGGTGGTTCTTCCTCACAGATTTGGTCAATAGGATATCGTTGTTCCCAAGCCTTTTTATCTAGTCTGTGTTTTGTTTTGTATTGAATAATCATAAACATTTATACTACCTTGTCATATATTCCTTGTACTCTATCTTCAACATAATCTACTTGATTTTCTAAACCTTTTAAAACTTTTTCTATATTATCTAATTGTTTTAAAATTCTTTGTGCTAAAATTTTTTTCTCTGTAGTCTGAAGAAAATCATCTAATCCAGAATAAAAACTATTAATATCTTTCAATGGTACATCAGTAACTTTAAATACTTTGTTACCTAAACAGATTTCTTTTTTAACTTTGCCTGGAATTTCATCATAGGTATTATATGGTTTAAACATTTCATTCTCCTTTACTAATTTTATTATATCATATTTCTTATACTGTTACAAGTTTTATTTTACCCATCATAGGCATCTAACTCTATCTTCTCATCTTCCATCTTTTTCTTTTGAACTATCATCCATTGAGCATACCAATCAGGCATAGGTCTACTCTTCTCCCACTTGGCTATATCTTTCTTATCATTCACATAATACTTTCTATATGCTCTAACAGACGCAACTTCTGGAGAGAAGAAACCATCTTGTTCTTTGTATTCATCTGGCATACATTGTGGGTGTGGTGTAATATTTCTACTCATATTATCAAAACCTAATACACAATCACTTAATGACAAGTCCATGATAACTTGTTGACATTTATGTATCTTGTTATACCTTCTGGTATATTCAAAGCATAACTCCATACCATGTTGCCATAGCCAATCATAGTTTGCTCCATCATTCCCTGCCCATAGTGTACATGGGTGGTTTCTATGTGCTTCTTTGTATGGTACATTCATACCTTGTCCATACCTATGCCATACAGAACATAACATCTGTGCAGTTTCTAATGGCATCTTTACTATGTGCTTATCACATTGCATCTGTGCAGATATGATAGGTGATTCGTCTAATATAAATATGTTCATTAATCTAATCCTTTCGCTAAGTAGCCACAGTACATAATTAATCCACCGAATGCTAACATAATAATACCAGAAAGTATAGAAGAATTTGTATAAATATTTAATCCACCTACAAATGCTAATAAACTTCCGAATACATATAAACAATCACTCACTATACATTCTCCACATCTATTTCTATTGTATCTATTTGTTCATCATGGATAGCTAACTCGTTAGAGTCATACCATTCTCCAGAATAATATTTTTCTCTAGCTTCTTCTTCATTCTTTGCTTTTATTTTATATTCAGTATTCAATGTTGCGTATGTTATTATACTGTAGTTATTCATTATACATTCTCCTTATCTAACATATAGTCTTTATACATGCCTTGTATTTCTTGTACTATTTCTTCCACAGTAAGTTCTTTATTAGCAAGTCTACCAATCAAATCTGGCAACCACTCTAGGCAATCAGAAC